AACCTCGTCAAGCACAGCGTAGGTGAGAGACACTCCTCGCAAAGTATCTGGACGATCTGCGCCTCTGACATAGATTTTTGCTCCGTTTATCAGGGTGATGTCCATGTTATTGATGTGGCTGGCCTGAATTACTTCACGCCCCAACTCCATCAATACATCCCAAATAATTTGTCGTGCCTGACCATTGGTAGGCGCAACATACAGTACAGCAGAACCAGCAGTACACTGCAAGCCCTCTATCAACAGGGTGATCGCTGACAAGCGGGATTTACCGCAACGCCGTCCAGCAGCAATGACTTTGAATCTTGTTTTATCAGCAAAGACTTCTTGTTGCCAAGGCAGAAGACTGAAGTTAAGGTCAGACATCTTTGCTTTCTATGTCTTCAGCATCTATAGGGTTATCCCCTATGACTACACCACCAATACCAGAAATAGTTATGTTAACTGCTGAACGCTGCTTTCCTTCTTTCTCAAACAAGGAAACGGGAAGCATTCGATCCATACAGAGTTTGATTGCAGCCATCTGAGCCGGATGTTCGTCATTCATGGCAATCTCAATTGCCTTGTGGACAACATTAGCACCAGCACTCTTGATTAACAGGTCTTTGAGTTCTTTTACTTGTTGTTGTTCAGTCTTAGGTAGAACAAGGGATTGAGGGTTATCAGCATACTTCTTCAGGGTCATAGCACCAGAACCCTTTGGCCTACCCCTTGTTTTCTTAAAACTATCTATTACATTCATCTTTTATCCAGTTGTGGGAAGAAGTTGTTGGTAACCAGCGTTGCGACCTACGGGTTTGCAGAACCACCCGATCAGGTATCTGGCGTACAGTTTCGTTACTCGACACCAACACGGCTGGGGACTGGTGAGGAATTACCAGAGGTGGCGCAAGCCTTTCAGCGGCAACCACATGAACCAGTCAATCCCCATGCGTGTAGGTTGTTGGTGGCTTCCATGAAGCAGGATTGGGTTCAATTCAACAACAAACCAATATCCCACGGAGCTAAACCGTTTTCACCAACACGGCTGAAGACTGTTTGTGGGAACTACCATCTAGACAGTAGCCAATCTCCATGCGTCTTGGTTGTTGGTTACTCGCTACGTCTGGCGCAATTGCCTTGCGTACACGATACCAGCATCCGCTTTCACCAACAAGAGTATGGACTGTTATGGGTGCGACCCATGCAGAGCATCGGGATGAATGACTTGGGTTCGGTTAGCTTGCAAGACACCTTACCGCAGAGGTCACATGACCGACTTCATACCTGCCAATCCACACACTTCTTGGAAGTTAGTACATACTTTACACGAGAATCAGATTCTTGTATAGTGGTGACAAACGGGGGCATCACCCACCCCTCTATGCGGTTGAGCCGACCAAGTAGGATAAACGTAGTGAACCATGTAGTTCTCAAGTAAAGCAATAGTCTTGAACGGGGCTGGTAGCGTGGAGTAGTGATCTGACAGTCACTACTAACTTAGATAAACGAGAGGCTCTCCTTTAAAAAGGATTCACCCACTCACGGGTGACTACTCCTATTCGTCTTCCAGCTTAATCCTCTACCTTTGTTTGTGTACAACGCTACATACTGCTTTTCGTGTGGGCAGGAGGCTTGTTAAATCCTCGTTTTCCCTTTTTAAATATAGACGAGGCTGCCACAATATTACACACACACGACTACCCCCTCCCCCCTATCGAATTGATAACCTATGCGAAGTAAGCACTAACTAACATGGTGGAGTGAGTACTAACTAACATGCTACGGGTTGATACGATAAATATTATGTTAAGTAAATTACTGTATAGGGTCGATGCAGCATTTTAGGGGGACTAAACTAAACTACTTTTAAATCTATCAATTAAATCTGTAACTTAGAATAGTTATATCATTCTTAATACTTTGCAGTACATAGGGTTTTGGAGCTACTATATAGATCATAGACTTATGAGAGTTGGCATGATTCTCTCACATATATAGGTATGGAATACAGAAAATTCCATACATTCATTAACTTTTTTGATAGGTGTCAATCATGGGATATTTCAGTAAAGTATGTGCAAAATCTAATCTGCCTGTCGTTCATTCTGACAGGGGCTATAGCTCTTTAAACCGTGTAGTAGCTCTCTTACCTAATGGTACGAAAATTACAGGGTCTTATGACGGTTACGGTCGTGTTGACGGTATTGAGCTACACGAACAATGGGATGATGTTAAGTTTGTCCTAGAACAACACTATGCCGGGGAAAGCTATCATGACCTAGGCAAGTCAAAGGATGAATTAGCTCAAGGGCATTTCATGTCGAATGATTTTTTGCTTTATTGCACAATGATGAAGCCTAACGGTTTTAAGACATATGCAGGTTATAAGACAGCATTCCACAAATACGCTAATTGGTAATTAGCTAAAAATCTGCTAATCCTAGGATTCCTAGGGTTAGTGTTTTCACGATCTGGAAAAATTTTTTGATAGGTGTAATCATGTCTCAAATATTTGAATTAGTAGCTGAATCGCACAATGTCGCATGGTTAAATTGTGGGTTTAACGCAGGATTTCCTAGGGCGGATGTAACTTATTGTGCGGACGGTGACGGTATTGTCACAGTCGAATTGATTGACGGTTTTTATAACCTGTTTGATCAAGGGACGCACATTAAAAAGCTAGGCCGTGATTTATCGTTAGCTCTAAAACAGGCAGAGAATTATATGCATAGGTGCTATCGTCAAATTTATGATGATCACAGAATGTAATCCGAAAAAATTTCCAGATCGTAAACTAAAACTTTTTGATAGGTGTTGATAACATGAAAAATCCATACAAAACAATCTTAAAAAACCTAGGTTTAACCTATAAAACAATTCTAGGGGAATCGTCCGCTAAAACCGTCAAAGGGGAAAAGATAGGTTATTTGACGGGTATCGTTTACCTAGTTCCTGACAATAAACTATGTCCCCTAGCTGTCGCTGCGGGATGCATTACAGGGTGTTTAGCTACTGCGGGACGGGGTGCATTCAATTCAGTGCAAAAAGCCCGGCAAGCTAAGACCGATTATTTTTACAATCATCAAAAGGCTTTTTTATTGTCTTTATGTGCTGACATTTGGACATTGTCAAATAAAGCTAAAAAATTAGGTCTTATTCCTTTGATCCGTCCTAACGGTACATCCGATATTCCTTATGAGAATATATTGGTGCTGGACGAAAAAAATATTTTTCAGTTATTCCCTGACGTTCAATTCTATGACTACACTAAACATCCGTCCCGTAATTTGACAGGGAAAACGACAGGTAACTACGATCTAACCTACTCATTCTCTGCAATTACACCTAAGCCTATCAGCATCAAAGGGTTAACTAATCCTAACAATTCTAGGATTGCTGTAGTATTTCAAAAACAATCCGATATTCCTAGTACTTTTAGGACATGGCCTGTAGTTGACGGTGATAATTCCGATGTGCGTCATATTGAGCCCAAAAACGTAGTAGTAGCTCTTTATGCAAAGGGTAAAGCTAGAAAAGAGAATAACGGCTTTGTACAAATTAAGGGTATTCACTATGCCTAAGATTGTTTTTAATAAAATCCTAAACGGGTGGTTTATTGTGCGTGGATCGCACGATACACCGATATCGGGACGTTTTGATACCAAAAAACAGGCTAAACAGTGGTTTAAACGTAAGGGATAAATCTTAGACTGTAAACCCTTATTTTTAGGGGTTTATGGCCTAGGTTTTCACAATCCTAGGGTTTTAATCAATCAACTGAATAGGTGTAACCATGTCAACTGAAAAACGCTCGATCCGATCCATAGCCCTAGATATTCGCAGAGAATGGGCTAAAGTTAATTACGCTGCAAAGCCGTATCTGGATGCAATGCTTGAATTAAATTCCATTAATGATAAATATTATAACGATTCTGCAAAATCAGTAGTATTGTATTTTCTATCGAATGCTTCAAGCTTTAGGGGTGAACGTGCTAAGGCCTTAAAAGCAGAATTAAAAGCTTTAGGGGCATAACCATGAAAAATTACATTATTCCTATCGTTCAAACCCTGCTTTGTTTAGCGGTATGGGCGTATATCGGCTTTTTACTTGCATATAGGGGTTAACCATGAAATATGAAATCTGGATAGATAACGGTGTTTCAACTATATTTGAATCTAATTCTCATTCTTTTAATGACATATTAGACGAATTTTGTGCTGCTGCTGGATATATTGATCATGCAGATTATGCCATTCAAATGGAATTAACAGATAGTCCATTCAATATTCGAGAGATACCATGATATATGCAGCCATTGCCTTATTACTAAAAATCATATTAAAAAAGTAATTTATAACCCGCTTTGGCGGGTTTTTTATCGCCTATTAAGTTAGTAAGTACTTTTCAATTTCAGCCGTTTCTAGGCATTTTTATTGTTCATGCTACCCTACTATAGACCATGCATAAAAAATCGATTCTATGTACTTTTAAACCCGTTTAATCTATCTCACTATCACCCATTAAGCATAGACCTATGCAGTTGATATCAAAATCAGGTCTTAACCCTAGATTGTAAAAGTGACTAGCCCACTGTAGGGCAACCCTTGCACCGACTTGATCCCTACCATCGCCTAGAGTTTTTAAAATCAGCATTTCGTCACTTGTCAAAGTTAAATATATATTGTTAGGGTGTTTGCGATATGCCATGTAGCTCGTGCCTTAGATATTCTGCGATTAGTAGGGCTTCGGCCTTGTTCCCGTCCTTCTTTAGCTTTAGCTTTGCTTCTGGCCAATAGTAACGCGCCATGTCCAGCGACTCGTTTTTATCGGCTGATAGGTGAAAATGCTTTTTCCACTTTTGTGGGGTGACTAGATGAACAGGGTAACGGGTTAACTCACAAACGGCTGAAATAACCCCTACAGCCCTACCGAATGCAAAAGTACTACTCACTCCCTGATTCGGCATACTATGTACCTGCTCCATACAGATTTCAGCCCCTATTTTGGGATCGACTAGGCTAAGAATCCGACTCTTGAAAACCAGTGCCAGTATGTGCTTGTCCTGATGTTCAATATCAAATGCTTCAAGATAATTTCCATCATGATCGACTGCACCCAATGCACCACTGACAGAGCCTGGGTCTATACCTATGAACACCAAGATAATTCCCCTTTTTGTGCAGATGTAATTAGCCTACTGCAATGTTCCTTTGAAATGTCAAATTGTTTAGCAATATCAACGACTTTTGTTTTTTCTTGTCTTAATTTAAGCATTGCTTGTATTTGTTCTCCCATGATTTTTGTTCTTGGATGTTTTTCTCTGGGTGCGTCTTTTATCCATCTGTTTGACCTATTTTTGCTGACCCTGTCCATGATGTTGTCCATATTTGTTCCCAAAAACAAATGATTTGGATTGCAGCATGGCCTGTTATCGCATTTATGTAAAACGTGCATTCCATTAGGGATTTCACCTACATTGACCATCCAGCTCAATCTATGAGCTTGTAATGCCTTACTGTTTCTACCGCCTATTCTAGTTTGACCATAGCCATTTGGTGTAATGTAAGCACTCCATAACCAGCATTCATTGATTGCGCCTTTAATGCAATTACGTTCAAAAATTTCAGCGGGCGAGCTAATATATCGCCCATTTTTAGATTTTTGTTTATAAATCATAGACTTAGTCTCCACAGAAACAGGCGATAGTTTCTTCTGTTGCATCAAACATATCAATCTGTTCTTTGCTGAATTTCAGCATTGAAGCATAGGTAGGACGGTCTTTTGAGAATCTGCCGCCTATGATTTCCTCTTGTTTTGCCCACCAAGTCGCACGATCAGGTTCATGTTGAATGATCGACATAAGTTGATGTGCGCCTTTCATGAAGCACAGATCACAGTTACCTAGGGGCGTTATTTTGTCAACGAATTGCAGCCCTAAGTCAAAATCGTTTTGACTCCAGAACTGTTGGACATGGGTTTGAGTTACACCAGCCAAGGCCAAAGGCGCATGAACTGTTTGCCTGAGCTTGCTTACCCGTTTAGGCTCATCAGCACGAATACCCGCCAAAGTCTGAAAATCCTCGTAACCCTTTGATTTCATGAACCTTGTAATGGGGTGAATCTTTAATTCTGTTGTACAGAACCGCATAACTGAATTCGGTAAAAACTGTTTGTATGCGATCATTTCGGCAAATGGTTCACCATTTCTGGACGCCGTTTCAAAAGTAACTTCATTAAACTTTTGATCATTTTTAGCATATTCAAGCCAAACAATAGGGATATTCCACTGATCCTGACATTGTTTGACAAACTCTATGGTTGCTTCATGTTCTTTGCCTGTGTTACAGAAAATTACATAGCTATCAGACGGTAAAGTCATATTGTTGGCTTCCAATATACGATAAAGCATATAAGCAGAAGTCCTACCACCTGAAAAACTTATGCAAGTAGGTTCGTTAATCAGAAACGGATTCATTGATTTCCTTCATCTTTTTTGTCAATTCCTGACTGATTCCCTGATAAATCCCTAAGTGGTGATTCTCCAGTTCTTTCGCCCGATGCCACGCATAGGCTTTCCAGCCATTCGTTGATGCCATCAGAATCAAATGGTCGAACGTGTGTTGGTAGTGGGCTTGCAATGTCTCCGGTGACCCAAAGGGCTTCTGTGATTTTGACAACAGGGTGGAGTCTTGTTCCATCTTTTTGAGTGTCCAAAATTCGGTGGGCTTCGTCTAATTTCATTGTCTACCCCTAATTGCTGCTAGTTTTTCCCTGATATGGTCAGGCATAGAAACGGCTTTTTGACGGTCTTGCTCTAGTTTGGCTAAGGCAGGGTCAATCTGTGGTTTTAACTGCATCTCAGGCACTTCTGCGCCGTCCCATCGCTGTTGATTGAGGTAAACCAAAGGCGCAGGGATAAAAGCACCGTTTGCTTTCAACCATTGCTCTGTGGTCTTCATCCATGCAAGGTGTTTTAGGATTTGATCTGCTTGAGTGTCGCAATAAGACTTTATCCACACTTGTTTGCATTTAGCCTTTGCCCCTTTTCTTGGAGTGTTAGGCCACATTTTCCAGAAGTTATCAAACATCGGTTTACTTTCAGACATAGGTTCTCCAAGGGTGGATAGACTCGTTTCTATCCTACCTTCTCCAGACTTATCAGTGTTCATCATCAACTCCTATCAACTAGAAAAAACCAAACAGCCCCAAGTGCGCTTGACGGATTTGTTCGCTTATACATTTGGCCTTGTTTACCACCGTGTACCAAATGCTTTACCAGGCGCCAAATCAACGCTGGTCGCCTTTTGCTCTGGGGTGTATCAGAGTGCGGTGTTTTCTTCCAAGCAGTCCATGCAGACTCACTACTAACGTGTGGAGTACGGTCTGCAAAAGCAAAAACCCCGCAAAATGCTCTGTGGTCTTGGCTCTTGGCGAGAGCAGCAGCTAAACGATTGAATCGACAAAAGTCACGCTTGCCACCTTGCAAGACCACACAGTACTCTGCGGGGTTCTCTGTCGATTCATCGTCTAAATGCCACTCCAGACGATGCAAATTATACATAGAAAACAATTTGCGTCAAATTATTTTTTTTTATCAGAATCAGATTCTCGTTTCTTACGCTGTTCAATCGCATTTGCAAGCAGTTTCCGCAACCACATTGCACCTCCCATAATCTGAAATTCATCCTTTAATGCCTGAGTAACCCTCACTGCAATCTGAATTTGCAACCCTGTAATGTCTGATGGCGGTCTTGGCATAACACTCTCTCTGTTGAAAACAATGTATTGTTGTTTGTGTCATACAGTTTGACAATAAGGGTATGTCCTAGTGTCAGACATATCATATTGTGTCATACACTACATTCCTCAACAACTTGAAAGGTGTCCTATGACCAAGCGTTACCAACCCTTGTTTGCAGATGAAAGCCGTGAAAAATGCCCGTATATCAACTGTGGCGGTGCATTATTTCAAGACGAGCGCACTTACCACTGCCGTGGCTGCAATACGTTCTTTTACCCTGACGAAAAGACTCTTGAAGAAAGCTACGATGATGAGTAAATTCAATGAACCAACCGACCCACCAGTGTTTAAAAGCCAACAGGAATTCTATGATTGGTTGCGTAACAACGTGATTGATGAAGTCACTGTCGAGATACAGAAGATGCAGGGGTTTGGTAAAGATACGCTAGACAGTCTGTGTATTTACGTTCAAGGAATGAAGAAATGAACCAAGATGAAATCATTCAGATGGCAATAGAAGCTGAATTTGTTTCACATGGGAAACCAAGTGATGAAGAAAGTGAGTTGTTTGTTTGTGTTGATAAAGACAT